ATAAACAATGGCAAATATATTAAGTAAATCCGGTATAGTTAATGGTCAACAAATTACAGTTAATGAAATAACTCAAATTATAGATATTTTTAATAATACTACTCCTAGTGATGTTAATCTTAATGGTGAATTATTTACAACAGGTAGTGGTACCTTTATATTAGCATATGGTGGTTTTACAGGAGGTAGATTACAAGGAATAGCTACAAATGCAATTTCAGCTTCATCAGCATCAACAGGTATTTTAACTTACAATTCAGCATCATATGCTGTAACATCATCTGTTTTTGTACCTTTAAAAACTAATATTGTAGTTGGAACATCTTCATTATACCCAACAGGATTAATTTCCGGATATGGTCAAATACAACCAGGCACAACAACAACTATTATTACCGGTTTAACAGAATTAATAGGAAAAGAAATGGATACTACAGGACGTAGTGGTTCGGTTTTTGTAGCAATGTTCCAAAATAATACTAATTTAGGAACTGGTTTTGATTCTACTACTGTTGTAGTACCTTATGCATTATCAAGTTCAAATTTAACATTTAGAACAAAAGATGGAGTAAATGTTGACAAACCAGTAACATTTAATTATATTATCACCTACGCTTAATATTTATAATAAAATAGATTTATGACAACACACGTTTTAACACAAGAAGAGTTACAAGAAATTAAAGATTTTCAAGTAAAAAGACAAACATTAGTACAACAGTTTGGTTCTATTGAAATTAATATTCAAGATTTAAAATTACAAAAACAACAATTAAGTGTTGAATTAAGTAACTTAAAACAATTAGAAACTCAAATAGGTTCTAAATTACAAGACAAATATGGTGAAGGAACCATTGATATAGAAAAGGGAGAATTCACAAGTAACTCCTAGTTTTTTGAATAGTTCTGCAATATTTATAACAAAACTACAAAACTAAATTCATTTAAAACATGGCAGAAACATTAATTTCCCCTGGTGTACTAGCAAGAGAAAATGACCAGTCATTTATTACCCAGAATCCGGTAACTGTTGGCGCAGCTCTTATAGGTCCTACAGTAAAAGGACAGGTAGAAATACCAACAATCGTTACTTCATATAGTGATTATCAACAAAAGTTTGGTACTACATTTACTAGTGCAAGTAATGTTTATACTTATTTTACTTCAATTGCAGCATTTAACTATTTTAACAATGGTGGTGATACATTATTAGTATCAAGAGTTGTAAGTGGAACATTTACATCCGCAAACGCTTTAGATGGTGCTACAGGTAATCCAACTATTAGTAGTAGTGTTAACTCAGGATCACTTCAATTATCTACTTTATCTAAAGGTATAATCATGAACAGTAGTTCAAGTTTAGATAGTGCAGGTGCTTTAGCTAGTGGTTCAGCAAATAATGTTAGATGGCAAATTGTTAACTCAAATACCGGTTCAGGTACTTTTGATTTATTAATTCGTCGTGGTGATGATAATACTTTAAATCCTACAGTTTTAGAAACATGGACTAACTTATCATTAGACCCATTTGCTCCAAACTATGTATCAAAAGTATTAGGTGATTATGTTCAAAATTATAATGCAGCAACAAACCAAATAGAAATATCTGGTTCTTTCCCTAATAGAAGTGCTTATGTACGTGTTTCAAATGTACCTAATCCAACTCCTCAATATTTTGATAATGCCGGTGTTGCAAAAGCAGCTTTTAAAGGATTTATACCAGCAAATGGTAGTGGTTCATTTGGTGGCGCTACAGGTAATTTATTTACAAATGGTGCAACAGCATTTTATAATCAAATTACTTCAGCAACCCCCGCAAATAATGTACAAGGTATTCCAAGTGCAAGTTACAATAATATGATTGCTTTAATGTCTAACCAAGATGATTATAGATTTAACGTATTATTAGCACCGGGCTTATTTAATAATTTACAAACTTCTCAATGTACTAGTATTATTAACAATACTCAAAATAGAGGAGATAGCATATTTGTATTAGATTTAGTAGCATACGATGGTTTAATATCAGATGCTGTAACACAAGCACAATCAAGAAACACTTCATATGCCGCTTCATACTGGCCATGGGTACAAACATTAGATCCAGATTCAGGACAAAATGTTTGGGTACCAGCTTCAACAATGATTGGTGGTGTTTATGCTTTCAATGATACTGTTGCAGAACCTTGGTTCGCACCAGCAGGTATTAATAGAGGTGGTTTAACTACAGTAATCAGAGCAGCACAAAAATTATCTCAATCAAACAGAGATACATTATATACAGGTAAAGTTAACCCAATCGCTACTTTCCCAGGAACTGGAGTTGTAGTATATGGTCAGAAAACATTACAAACTCAAGCTTCAGCTTTAGATCGTGTTAATGTTCGTCGTTTGTTAATTGCTCTTAAATCTTATATTTCTCAAGTTGCTCAAAACTTAGTATTTGAACAAAATACAATCGCTACAAGAAATCAATTCTTAAGCCAAGTAAATCCATACTTAGAAAGTGTTCAACAACGTCAAGGTTTATACGCATTTAGAGTAATTATGGATGATTCAAATAATACTCCTGATGTAATTGATAGAAACGAGTTAATTGGTCAAATTTATATTCAACCAACTAAAACTGCAGAATTCATTTACTTAGATTTCAACATTTTACCAACTGGAGCTACTTTCCCTTAGTAGGGGAAGGTAGTTACCTTTTATAACTCACTAATATTTATAACAAGAAAATAAATAAAACAAAACATGGCAGTATTAGATCCGAACGAAATATTTTTCACCGCCTTTGAACCGAAGCAACAGAATAGATTTATTATGTATGTGGATGGTATTCCAGCATATCTTATCAAAGGGGTGTCAGCTGTAACCTTAACTCAAGAAGAAGTAGTATTAAATCATATTAACGTATTACGTAAGGTTAAAGGTAAATCAAAATGGAGTAACATTACAATGACTCTATTTGACCCGGTAACACCATCAGGCGCTCAAGCTGTAATGGAATGGGTACGTTTACACCACGAATCAGTAACTGGTCGCGATGGTTATTCTGATTTCTACAAGAAAGATTTAACAATCGATGTATTAGGTCCTGTAGGTGATATCGTATCAGAATGGATTATCAAAGGTGCACTTATTGTAAATGCAAACTTTGGTGAGTTCAACTGGGATACAGATGCAGCAGCACAAAACATTACTCTTGAAGTAGCAATGGATTATTGTATCTTAAACTTCTAAGAATTAAGTTTGAATTATATTTTAAAGAGCTCGCTTTATGCGAGCTTTTTTTATTTTAAATATTTATAATAAACATTAACATGGCTAAAGGTTTAAAAAACTCATTTGATAAAACTAATTTAGATCTACAGGATCCTTCACCATTAGGTGGACCAGTTAGTGCTCCTGTACCATCTTATGTTTCACCTAATGCAACTGGTACTCCTACTAGAACCGCAAATCCGGGTCCGTTTAAGGGCTTTTATCAACCTTATACTCCGCAAAATCCGTATTTAAATAGCGTAAGCAACAAGGCAGTTAAAACAAGCATGTTATCCGCTGAAACAGATAATCCTGCGGTTTTATCGATCACTAATTTGGATAATAGTAAACCTGGAGTTAATGGTGGTGTGCCTTATAAAACAGCTAATGATCCGACAATATATCCTGAATCAACTAAAGCATCTACACCAATACGTGGTTATTTTGCTGAACCAGGTGTTGCTGCTCAAAAATACGGTTCAAATACACGAGTATATTCATCTACAAATACTTATATGGAATTTATTGAACCTTATACAAGGAGATAATATTTTCATATATTTATATACGACAACAAATTGTTATTAAAAATTAATTTATGAGCGAAAACAAATTTAATTTCCCCACAGAAATTGTAGAATTACCATCAAAAGGATTAGTATATCCTGAAGATCACATTTTAAGAAGCGGTAAAATCGAAATGAAGTACATGACCGCTAAAGAAGAAGACATTTTAACTAATCAAAATTACATTCAAAAAGGTGTAGTACTAGATAAACTAGTAGAAGCACTAGTAATGAATAAATTTAAAGTTAATGAATTAATACCTGGTGATAAAAATGCGTTGCTTATTGCATCCCGTATTTTAGGTTATGGTAAAGATTACACATTTGACTATAAAAATGAAGAATTCACAATTGACCTATCAACAATATCAGAAAAACCGTTTGATACTACCTTAATTACTTCAAGAGGTACATTTAAATTTACTTTACCTACATCTGGTATAGAAGTAGAATTTAAATTATTAAATGATAAAGATAATGAATTAGTTAATCAAGAACTTGAAGGACTTAAAAAAATAAATAAAGATTCATCCCCCGAAATTACAACACGTTTAAGACATCAGATTGTAGCAGTTAATGGAAGTATTGACAAAAATGCAATACGTGAATTTGTTGAATATAATTTACTAGCAGCTGATTCAAGAGCATTACGTAAATATATAAAAGATATTGCTCCTGATGTAAATTTAACAACTAAAATAGTTATTAACGGTGTTGAGGAGGACATCGATATTCCAATTAATTTAAACTTTTTTTGGCCTGACCTCTAGTAATGCTCCGGAATATAGAATGATTTTATTTTCTACAATACATGAAATAGTATTTCACGGTAAAGGTGGTTATAGTTATGATGATATATACAATATGCCTATTTGGCTTCGCAAATTTACATTTAATAAAATAAAAGAATTTTATGAAAGTCAAAAACCAACTAAAAATGAAGATAGTTGGGTAAATAATAGCGAAGCTAAACAAGAAGCATCAAAAAATAAAAATATTAAAGTACCTACATATGTTACTAAGGCATCAAAAAAATGATGCCTTTTAATATTTATAATAAATCTTATAGTTAATGGCTAAAAAAAACGATGCTAAACAAGACATTAAAGATCTTAATAAAGAATTAGGTTATATTGAAGATCAAATTATTAATATAGCGGATAGTTTATCTAGAACCGTTAAAGATGCTATATCTGATCTTAAGGATGAAGCAGCTAGTGTTGGTGATATTTTTGAAAAAAAATTAAGTAAAAGTATTAAATCTTTAGCTAATGATTCAGAAACAATATTAGCTAATACTTTAAAGTTGTATGAAGGATCCGCTAAATTATCAAATATTCAAAAAGCTCAAGAGCGTTTAAAACTTAAAGAATTAAGTCTTACTCGTAATTTAGATATTTTACAAAATAATGGTTTATTAAACGCTGAAGAAAGAAAACAAAAAGAAGCTGAAATTAATGATGCTATAAGTAGACAAAATATTTTATTAAAAGGCCAAGCAGAATTAGCTAAACAAATTCAATCTAAAATGGGAGTTACTGGAAAGGTTATTACATCCTTTACTAAGATACCACTTTTAGGAAATCTTATAGACTCAGAAAGAGTATTAGCTAAAGTTCAAGCAGAAGCAGCTAGTAAAGATGCTACAAAAACATCAGTATTTAAAGCCGGACTTAAAGAAACCGGTAAAGTTATGAAAGAAAATTTACTTGATCCTGCAGTATTACTAGGAGGAGCATTTGTTGCTCTTGTTAAATTAGCTAAATTTTTCTGGGATGCTTTATTAGGTGCATCTATGCAAACTGCTAAATTTAGACGAGATTTTGGTTTAACTAATAAAGAAGCAGAGCAACTCAGACAACGTACATTTGATATTGCTTTTTATTCTAAACAATATGCGGATACTCAAGGTAGAATATTAATTACACAACCTCAAATTGTAAAATCTTTAGAAGAAATTAATAAGGCTTTAGGAACACAAATAGATTTTACTAAAGATTTAGGTACTTTTGGAAAACAATTACTAGTTCAGGATGCTATATTAAGAGATAATCTTCAATTAGATGAAGAAACTAGAGCAGCTATAAATAAAGAATCAATAAGAACAGGTAAACTAACTGAGCAAATTACTAAAAATGCTTTAGGTAATGTAGCCGCTGTAGGTCTTCAAAGAAAAATATTATTGGATAATAATAAAATATTAACAACCGCTAGTAAAATAACAGGTGAGTTAAGATCATCATTTAAAGGTAATGTAGAAGAAATAGCTAAAGGTATAGCTAAACTTGAATTAATGGGTTTAACTTTAGAACAATCTAAAAAAATAGCAGGAGGTTTACTTAATTTTGAACAGTCTATATCAGCCGAAATAGAAGCTGAATTACTTACAGGTAAAGATTTAAATTTAGAAAGAGCAAGACTTTTAGCAATAAATAGAAAATATGTTGAATTAGGTCAAGAAATAGTTAATCAAGGATTAACCACAAATGAACTTAATAACATGAATTCAATACAATTAGATGCTCAAGCGGCCGCTTATAATCTAACTAGTGATGAATTAACTGATATAGTACAAAAAACAGAGGAATATAATGCTTTAACTGCTAGAGCAGCTAAAGAAGGTAAAAAAGTTCTTATTGGTGAAAAAACAAGTTTAAAAGATATATATGAGCAACTTCAGAAACAAGGAGCAGGTGAAAAAGAAATAGTTCGAATACTAGGCGATAAAATATATGCTGAAAAACAAGCAGAAGATGCTCAAATGAAA